ATCTTTTAGTGTGAACCTGTTCTCTACGCTTTCTATGTAGAATTGTACCACATGACAACTTACGTTAGCTTCTTTCGAGAACTCTATCTCATACTTAAAGTATCCTACTTTTCCTAATATTTGCAATACTTTTGCTGTACATGAGCCATCTTTGGCCTGCAATACGTCTCCTATAGAGAATCTGGGCTTCTGGGTGTATTTTTTGAGCTGATCATTCACGCATAGCTCCCTAGTTTATCTTCTTTAAGATAATCAAACATGTCCTGGTCTATTTTAAATGTAACTATTATCTTAAGTTTGTGGTAGATGCCTGGAGTTTCTCTCCTGTAATAGTTAGTATTAACGTCTTCTGCACCATACTTGTAGAGGAATGCGGCGAGGGCGCTAATCTCTCCAGCTACTCCTTTTACCATAAGTTCTCCTAAATGAGGCTCTTTATCTATGCTGCGCTGAATTGAAATATATCTTATTACCTTACTCATGTAGTTCAATCTCCCCTTCAAGTATTTCTTCCATAGTTCTATCTATACACTCACCCAAACCAAATGCCAACACACACATTGTTGACTCATAGAGATATGGGCTCATTAATTTATTTTTATCGCTAATGTGCGAGTGTACATGTTTTACATGGTGTACGCAATGAATGATTTCATGTGCCAAGAGAGCTAATTTCTTTTCTCTAATGCCAGTAGACCATGATTTGGGGCTAATGAGTATCTGTCTTTTTTGTAATTGACATATTCCCGCTATATTAGGGGCATAGTCGTCTTTAGAGTCCATGAAACGTATACTGATTAGGCGGGATTCTAGATGAGGCTGTATCTCGGTAAGATACTCATCGAATACTGGGTCTATATCGGCTTGTTGATGTCCTGAGTTTGTGCCGCAGCATGTAGTAAATATTCCTATAGATAGAAGTATTAAAAGTCTGTGTATTTTCATATTTCCTCCGTATATAGGTATAGTATACAAGTAGCGTGCCAGGTCTAGTCTTGTTTAAATGCGGAGGAGTGTCTATTATTTTTTCGGTGTATATAAGTTATTCGGAGTCAGAGGGCTCGTAAAAGGATGAGATGTGAGGCTCTCTATGGCCTCTTACGGTGTCTATTGGAATTATTTCGATGTCTATGTCTATATGGTAGATATCGTCAGGAGAGACGCGTTTAGAGGCGTCATAGTCTATTATAAACTGGTCGTCTATGTTTAAATTTATAATGGTAGGGTGGTCACACAGAGGAAATGTCTTATGATAGTACTTAGAGCTGCAAATGAAATCGGTTGTCATTTTGAGATAGTTGTCTATGTCGCCACCTTTGCGGCTTATGTATCCTTTTTTGGTTACGCATTCCTTTTCTGGGATATAGTAGACGGTGAATAGCCTTATGGCGTGCTTGAGAGGGTCGAAGAGGTCTCTAAGTGCGTGTAATCCTTTAACTATTTCCCTGTTCTTGGACATTGTAATAAGAAAGCGCTTAGAGTATCTGCTTCCTTCCTGAGATAAGCGTAGTGTGCCGTTACGATTCCTGGAATAAGCTTTATTTATACTACATGGCTTTACATTAGATATTCTGAAACTTAATGTCATCTATATACTCTATACGATTTAGACGCTACTGTCCATTAACTTTGCAAAGTCTATATTTAGAAGCTAATTTGCGACAGGGGTCGCGAGACCCTTAAGCGTTTAGGCCCTTGGGGCCAGGATGCCTAGAAGACTCTTTAAATATATAGAGAGGCGAATACCTTGTCAATGTATCTAGTACATTATGTATGTAATATATTTACCACATGGTATATAACAGCTGTACAGGCATTTAGTGTTCCGATATATTATGTTACGTTTGTCACAATTTTTAGTCAAAAAATGTATAAATTCTAATCACTGACAATAGCTTATACACCTAAATGGCTCTATATTGCCCGATATCTGGCACAGGAAGTGCATATACTCTTACACAAGGAGATATTATGAAATATTTAAAAGGTTACTTAATTCTTGCAGCGTTTATATCTAGCATATTTTCAATACTTAAACTGGCACAATTTTTAATTGGTGGAGAGAATGTGATTATTGCTGTAACGTGTAGTCTAATGTTTACAATAATTACATTAATGGCAGGAGCAATTGGAGAAACTTATAATAAATAATTAACAGGCCCCTGAGGCGTCGAAGCTGTGGTGACAGTAAATGAAATGTTGTAAGACTTAACGGAGTTACTGAGAAACCCGAAACTACCACTAGAGCACGCAAAATACTACGGAGCTAATAGAGGAGCAGACCTCGTTCTAAGTCGTAGAAATAAACTGCCGGCACCAGTAGCGCGGTGTCCAGGGGCCACTTTTAAGGAGCAAGTATGGAATCTAAAAAGGAGATAAATGAATAACTATAAACTAAATGCCGACAAGTACCTTAAGAAAGGATACGCGGCCATACCCGATAAATACGGCAGCAAGATGCCTGCTATAAAAGGATGGAGTGACTACTGCTATAAGCTACCAAAGGATACGGATGTGTCTAAATGGAAATCTATAGGAGATACTAACATAGCAATATGCCTAGGAGAAGCCTCGGGAGTAATTGCACTGGATGTAGATACAGATAGGCCTGAGCTTTTAAAGCTGATAACCTCTATTATGCCTGAGAGTCCTGTGGAAAAAAGAGGAAGCAAAGGATATACCCGCTTCTTTAAATACATGGGACAGCAGACAGAGCAGTTAAAACATAACGGCGAAGTCATATTAGAAGTGCTTTCTAATGGCAAGAAGACTACCATTCCTCCAAGCAAGCACACAAATGGATCTACCTATGTATGGATGTCTGAAAAAGAGTTACACGAAATTGAGGCCGACAGATTGCCTATCCTACCTCCCATGTTAATTAGTCACTTAGCCCACAAGCTAAAGATAGAGCACGGCGGTCACGAAGAATCTTACGGTAAAATAGTTAATGGCAGAAACGATGAGTTATCCAGATATCTTGGAGGCCTTTTAGACGGGGGTCATACTGTAGATGAAGTCTTAAGAAAACTTGTCGAAAAAGATAAAGATATCAATGAAGTTCCCTTATTCTCCGACACGAACGAGTTTAGGCATAGCGATGTAACTACAAATGCACTTCTTTTTTATAGTAACCACTTGAATAGCATTAACTCGAAAAGATTTAGAGAGTCTAAAGAGTATCTGACCCCGGTTATGGAAGCTGTAAAAAGCATCGACTTGCTAAAGGAGAGTGCTGGAAAAAAGTCTCAAGCGCCGGAAAAGCCAAAAAAGTCAAAAGCAGAGTTTTTACTTGTAGACACTGCCTTAAAGAAAGTCCACGAGACGATCTTAAAAAATAGCTGGATTAAACAGCCCGACTTGGCCCTAGGCGCATCTTTAGCCCTATTCTCTACGCTATGTTCCAGGAAATTCATTTTTCAGGGTATGAGCCCTAATTTGTATATTTGCGGGATTAGTCCTTCAGGGTCAGGTAAAGACTCTCCACAGCAAGCCATTAAAGAGATACTAGGTGAGCTAAGAGCAGAAAAACTATTAGGAGCAGGGGACTATGTGTCAGACGCGTCTCTAATGGACTCTTTTGCCCTTAAAAAGGTTAGATTAGACATAATGGATGAAGTGGGGGGCATACTTCGCACAGTTAACTCAGGTAAATCTGAATACAATTCTAAGATGGCTGACGTCCTGGCAGAGCTATACACTTCTTCTAATGGGTTCTACATGGGTAGAGCTACAGCAGAAGGCGTTAAGGGTAGTTGTGACCGGCCTAATGTAAACATATTAGGGTCCACTACCCCTACCGGATTTAGGGAAGGTGTAAGCAAGACAGCAATACAGAAAGGACTAATGGGAAGATTTCTTCTGTTTATGGGAGACCCTAAGGCAGAAAGCACTAGAGTCAAAAAGCGTGCCAAAGTTCCACAGTCCGCTATGAACCAAATGAACTGGCTAAGAGGCTACGTAGCTCCAGAAAACGTCGATCACGTTATACAAGATAAGCCTCAGATGTATGTGGAATTGAAGGCAGATAAAGACGCAGATAAAAAGCTTGATGATATATTTAAAGAGTTTGACGAAAGACGAATAAAGAATATCATGATGCCGTCAGCTCCTATAATAGCAAGGCTCTATCAGCAAATGATAAAGCTAGTAATAATACATGCATGTGCTAGGGAAACAAGAGAAGTACCTACTATAAAGGTATGCGACGTAGACTTTGGTTATAATGTAATAACTGCCTATTACGAGGAGATTAACGAGCTAGTATCTGGTCTTATCTTTGATAGCAAAGTAGAACAGGATAGACATGAGTTACTAGAGGTAATAAAGGAAATGGGACCAATAAGTAAGCAGGACCTAATAATTAATACACCTAAGCTACCTAAGCGCACCAGGGAAACCATGTTAGAAGACCTTACAGACTCTGAGCTGGTGTTAACACAGAGCGTCAAGAATCCGGACGGAAAAGTAACAATATACTACGGAGTAAAATTATGAAATTTTGGGAAGCAATGAAAGCATTAGAAGAGGGGAAGAGGATCAAAGGACTCGATTGGAATCATGATCAGTACATATTCATAAATGATCAAGGTATGATTATAATGGAGAATGGAGAAGATTTTTTTACAGAACATGATTTTAGTAATTTGACTCAGGTTCCTTTTGAACTATTAAAAAAAGAACCAGATCTTTATTGGCAGTGGAGATGTCGTACTGAAGGAAAGATAACCAGAATATTACGTGAACCATCAGGTATTATAGGTTACGGGGAGAAGCACGCAGGGCCTTGGATCAAAACTGAAGATGGTTTTAAGAAACATGAAACATGGGAGCAATTATAATGCTAGAAGACTTAATGAAAATAAATACAAGAAAAGAATTACTTATACATCCCCATGAAATGGGTGATAAAAAGGTAAATTATCTATCTGATAATTTCGGATACATAGAAGAAATTTCATCTACAAACCATAGCTGGGTGACTAGAATTTTTGTAATGTTTCACAGTAGCGACCAATACGGAGTAACTTGGGAGGGTTTATGTAGGGTATCCGGCCCCGAGGGCCTGAGAGAATGTAGGCACACTCATTTCTTTAATGACGGATACATATTTTATATGAGTAGCGAAAATATGCGAATTATGATGGATTTTTTAGAAACAAAATATGACATGGATAGATAATATGAAAAAAGGATTTATAAAAGACCTTAGTAACGAAGACTACCACGCAGACCGTACGCACTTGTCTAGCTCTGTACTTAAAAAGGCTTTAAACGACCCTTCAGAATATCACAGGGTGTACGTACTTGGAGAAGATCCTAAGCCAATGAACCAGAGCTCCCTAGACTTCGGTAACTATGTACATACAACAGTTCTTGAGCCACATCTTTTGGATACAGAGTATGTAATATATCCTGGGACTAGGAGAGGTAAAGCGTGGGAAGTATTTAAACACGCTAACCAGGATAAAACTATCATCACTTCTACTCAGCACGAAAAAGCTATGGACATGTGTGAAAACCTGTTTAAAGAGAAGTTTGTTTTAGGCGAAGAAAAAGTATATGGGTCGGCACTGTTTTCAAATGGAGTGGCAGAGGAATCCCTTTTTACAGAGCTAAACGGACTTCCTGTAAAAGTAAGGACAGACTACAGGGTACCTGGAGATAGGGGCATTATTAGAGACATTAAGACAACGTCAAGCTACGTGGCTACATCCAAAGATGCTAGAGACGTGTGTAACTCTTTTGGATATATACTTTCTGCTGCCTTGTATCTAGACGCTGTAGAAAAAGAGACAGGTAAGCCTTATGACTTTGAGTTCATATTCATGTCAAAGGCGGATAAAAAGACGTACCAATATAGATTATCTAATAAAAGCAGGCAAATAGGTAAAGAACAATACCAACAGGCAATAGAGTACATAAAAGAATGTAGGAAGACAGGTAAATATATAACAACAAGCATACCGGAAGTATAGGCACGTCAATTGCATGCACTTTACATAAACTAGTAAGGAAGATACCATGAGTAAGATGAAAGACAAGCTACAAGATATTAATGAACAAAAGCTACAAGAGATGGCAGACAAAATAGACGAGCAGGTCAAGGAAGACTATATGCTTGGAGAAGTAATGGAGCAGGCAGTAAAAGACTACGAAAACAGACTTAGACTGTCATTTAATTACGGACTTATTATAGGAACTATTATAACAGCCATAGGACTGACTTTGGCAGGAGTGTTAACATGAGGAACATAGAAAGAGAGCTAAGAGAAAAGAAAGAGCTTCACGATAAGCTGGATAAAATACTAAAACTACTGGAGGAGTTACTGAGTGAACGGCAAAAAAGCAAAACTACTAAGAAAACTAACTGAATTTGATCCTAACAAACCTAGAGAATACGAAAAGCTACCTATGGGCAAAAAAAGAAAGCTGTTAATAACAGAAGAGGGCTTTAAAGAGGAATTCGTAGACAAGGTTATGGTAATAGCGGACGAGAGAAGAAGAAAATATAAGATAGCAAAAAGCCTGTACAAGGCACAACTAAAAGGAGACAAATAATGTCAGAAAACAAGAAAAAATTCGAACCAATCCCAGAAGGCGAATACGTAGTAACTTTAGATAAGGCTGAAAAAGAGCCGTTTAAAAACGGTAGCGGAGATAAACTATCGCTAGTTTTTAAAGTGGCTAAAGGAGATCATAAGGATAGGCTATTGTTCCACGACCTACCAATTAAGCACAAGTCTCCAAAGGCTGAGAAATTCGGTAGAAAGGGAGCGGACATTCTTTTAAAAGCCATGGGAGTTGAAGGCGGTATCGATGAAGTTGGAGAGGACATGACGTCTCTAGCAGACTACGTAGGAGACCAGGTAATTGCTGCGGTAGGCATTGAGAAGGGTACAGAGTATCCTAAAGATGGTAAAATGGTTATGGGAAACGATAGAAATAAAATCGTAGTATTCAAAACTAGATAATATAAAGAGTCACATGCTACAGTTGTGAGATTGATGCGCCGCATCTCCCTTAGGGGATTACTTACATAAATTAGGAGATTTTTATGCTAATAGTTATTGATAAAATAACGCACATAGAAAAAAGCCATATCCAAGAATACGGTAAAACTAGGTATTTTTTGGATGTGCATTTAATTTCAGGAAAAACAGCTGGATTTGAGTATAACAAAAAGGAGTCTAGGGATAGTAGCTATAATAAGTTTGCCTCTAAGCTAGTTCCTACACCTGTATTGGAAATTGCAAGGTGAAAGAATACCAAATAAAGGTGTGGCAAGGCCAGCAGCTTGGAAAAGAGATATGCATAGACACTGAGACGGACATACAGCCCTTTCATACTAGAGACCATAAAATGATAACGTGCCAAGCATACGATGGAAAAGATACAGTATTTTTTGTAGAAAGAAAGAACATTAGAAAATTCTTTAACCTACACAAAGATTCTACTCTAATATTCCAAAACGCGCCCTTTGACGTAGGAGTTCTTAATAAGATTACTGGTATGGATATGTGGTACGACAGGTACGACAGAAACCTAATAAGAGATACAAAGATACTATATAAGCTATATAATCTAGCCGCCATAGGCATGGTTCCGTTTAAATCTTCGTTGGCTGCAATATGCCTTAAGTTATTAGGAAGGAATATAGACAAAGACGACTCTGTACGGTGCACTTTCGACCAATATGAAGGATGGGACATACTTGATATACCCGAAAAGCATCTAAAATATGCCGCTGATGACGCGGTACACACTTACGACGCTTACTGCACGCTTCTAGGCCTTATAAGCAACCACGACGATCAGGGAACTTTACTGTCACACGACATACAGGTAAAAGGTGACTGGGCACTAGATCAGATATATAAAAATGGCATAGGTTTCGATCTATCTGGTAGGGATGAATGGCTTTCTGAGATAGACAAAAAGATGAAAGTACAGGAAGAAAAGCTAGCTATATGGGGATGGGTTAGAGGTAAGCCTGGAATAAAACAAATATATGAGGGCATAGTGACTATGCTAGGTATAGCTGACAATTTACCCAGATCTGAAAAATCTAACGATATATCCGCTAAGTCTGCCGACTTAGAAGAGTACAGATCTATGCCATTCGTCGGTCCGTTTTTAGATTACAGGGGAATGGAGAAAGCTAGATCTTTTGTAGAGCCTAACCAAGAAGAGGTTATACATCCTAAATACAATGTTATAGTTGAGACTGGAAGGACGTCTTGCTCTAAACCAAACATACAGCAGCTTCCTAGGATGGGAGGAGTTAGAGAACTATTTAAGCCTAAAGGTCAGGGTAAAAAGAAATTTATAATAACTGACTATTCTGCCATAGAGCTATCCACACTTGCCCAAGTCTGTTTAGATAAGTTCGGCTATTCTGTAATGGCTGAGAAGATAAACGAAGGAAAGGATCTTCACAGGTACTACGCCTCTGTACTGTTTAACAAAGAAGAGAAAGATGTTACTAAAGATGAGAGACAGAAGGCTAAAGCGGCTAACTTTGGCTTTCCTGGGGGTCTTGGCATACATACCTTTATCACTTTTGCTAGGGGTTACGGACTAGAGTTAACGGAGTATGAGGCCCAGAAAATGAAGGACAGCTGGTTTTCTGCATTCCCGGAGATGACGGAGTACATGAAAAACGAGCAGGGTTACGTGTTTACTAGAACAGGCCGCAAAAGAGGCGACACCACGTTTTGCGCAGAAAAGAACACCCCATTCCAAGGCCTTGCATCAGATGGAGCTAAGTTGGCACTGTACGAAGCTACTAAAAAGGGTCTAGAAGTAGTAGCCTTTGTTCATGATGAGGTTGTAATAGAGGCACCCGATTCGGATATAGAGACATACAAAAAACAGTTAGAGGAAACAATGATTGCCTCAATGCAGAAGGTAGTTCCGGACGTACGTATAGGAGTGGAGTCAACTATAAGCGAAGTGTATACAAAGTAGGCACTGTAAAGTAATTAGACGCTCTAAATCTATTTTTAGGGATCTTATATGGAACGTATATTGCTAATATAAAATATAAGGAGAATCAATAAATGAAACAAATAATATTAACATTACTGACCGTAGGATTAATGTCCTGTGCCGACACCGAAACTAGGGATATACTATTAAATAACCCTGATACAGACACTGATACCTCGTGCACTATATCTGGAAACACTATAAGCTGTCCTGACGGAACCCAGGTAGATGTGAATCAAGACCAAGTAAATCTTACCGAGGTATCCGTAAAAGGAAACAGCTGTACAAAGATAATTGAAGGATTGTGGGTAGAAAGCATACAAAACAGCACTATATTTGACGTATATCTTAATGAGAATTGTACAGATTCTCAAGGAGAGTACTGCGACAACGTAAAGCCGTCTTACGGATCTTCCGGACAGTTTGGAGAAAATAAAAGAGGTAATGGCACAGTATGTACCTTTGATAAGGCTTTCTTGTTTGGAGAGAAAGTAGGAAACGATCTTAACATTAAACTATTAGAGGTGCTATAATGGAAAGTCTATTTAAAACTTTAATGCTTTTCTTTTTTGGTTTTGGGATATCTACATCGTTTATCAGATATGCAGACGCTGTCGAACCCTGTAAGACTACTATAGTTAAGGAGAAGACTCCTGAAGTATTTAAAAAATCTGACGTAACAAGGGTCCTTAATGACGGTACTGTACAGAAATTTGACGGTAACAAGTATAAAATTGTCCCTAGAACCCAGAAAAGAAGGTTTTGCAAAACATGTGGACCTAAGCCAGTAGTTGTAGAGAGAGTTGTAAAAGAGACTGTAATAAAGAGAAAGCGAAATAATCTACAACTGTTTTTAGGGAACGGTCCCTCAGACTCCCTAAGAGTAACCAATACTGGCCAAAATACCGCTAGAGTGACCTCTGGAGACGAGAATTTGATAGGCATAGGCTACAGTAGGGAGATTCTGGACATTGATGAAGACTTATCCTTATCCGTAGGGGCCCAGTACCTCACTAACGAGACTCTAACCTTGAGCGTAGGTTTGAATTGGTAGCAAATTACACTATAGATATATACTACGATAAGGACCTTGATAATACAGTGATTGAGGTCTATAATGGGAAACAAAGAGTAGTAAAGGCCATAAAAGGTAATTTATTATGCTTAGAAAAGGACGGAGAGATGCATAGAGCTAAAAGACAGGCTATAGAGGAGTTCCAGTATGGCAAATAAAAAACCCAACATACTTTATATTGATATTGAAAATAGTAGGATGATAGTGGAGTTTCCTACATATAGCTTATATAATATAGATAGGATTCACCCTAGATTCATAAAAAAAGATTGGCACATAACCTGCGCTGCCTGGGGATGGCTTGATAATACCACTAAAACTATAAAAGGAATTAAAGCAATATCCGGACTGGATTTTCCAAAAGCATTTAAAAGAGATCACAGAGATGACTACGGCGTTGTAACTGAGTTACACAAGGTACTAAGTCAAGCCGACTTAATTGTAGGACATAATAGTGATTCTTTCGATATTAAGAAGATAAATTACAAGTTTATAAAGCACGGCCTAGACCCTATAGATATGCCACCTACGGTAGACACCCTTAAAGCCGCTAAAAAATACGCAAGAGCGTCTAGTAATTCTTTGTATTACCTTGCAAAGGAGTTTAACGTAGAAATGAAAATAGATTTAGGAGCTGGTGTAATGCACGCTGCCGACGACGGCTGCGAAAAGTCTCTTAAAAAGCTTGTTACATACAATAAAGGAGATATAAGAGCCGGTGCCGAGCTATATTTTAAGCTTTTACCGTATATTAAAAATCATCCAAATGTAAACAAGACAGTTTCAGACACATTTAGCCTAGAAACGCCCAAATGTGGTAGCTGTGGGTCTTCTAATGTATACAAAAACGGCGTAAGGAAGACCAAGACAGCCAGATATCAGAGATGGGTGTGTAATGATTGTGGTAGCAGCACCAAAGGACCTAAAGAATGAAAGTAGCGGGTAAAATAATACGCCTTAAGGACTCTAATTGCGGCATATTTGTTCACTCCATAGAGTTTAATTTGACTCACAACCTTATATGTGGATGCGTAGCATATTTTCCTCTAGAAAAAAATAGAATACAGAAGGACTGGACTAGATGTGCCGTCCTCGATGAACAGTTTAAAATGCCGAGAGATTACTTTGTGCAAAACTTCCAATTTCTGGATAATGCAGACCTTATACAGGATTTCTCTCAGGCTAAATGGAAAGACTTCAAAGAAGTGTTAGGAAAGTAGATGACAAAATCCACTATAGCCACTATAGAGAAGGGCAGTGATATAAAGCTAACCAAGAATTTTAGCTCGGACGAATTTGATTGTAAGTGCGGCTATTCCAGCTGTACGCAAACTTTAATAGATTTAGAGCTAGTGACAAAGTTGCAGAAACTCAGAGATATTGCAGGACCTTTAAAAATAACGTCTGGTTTTAGATGCAAAAAACATAACAAGAATGTTGGCGGAGTACCTACTTCCCAGCATACTACGGGAACAGCTGCTGATATACAAAGTAAAAGACTACATCCCGATCTAATCGCCGAAACTGCCGATAGGATTTTTAACGGGGTGGGTAGATATGACACTTTTACGCATGTAGACACAAGAGACGGAAAGGCTTCTTGGGACAGGAGGAGCAAGTAATGTATTACGGACTAAATAGGACAATGTGTGAGGTTTTGAAAGAAATGAGAGATCTGTTGGATAACTATGGACCAAATACAAACAAGGTGCTGCGATCCCTTGTAGAGGAAGTTCAGGTAATGGGCAATAGAATGGAAGCGTCACTATCAGACAAAAAGGATCTTAGACATCTAAAAGAGAAGATATCTGAACATAGAGAAGAGCTCAGGCAGCTTAAGTCTGAAATAAAGGCCAACGAAAAGCTTAAAGAATTGACTAAATAGTTTACAGTGTAAACAATATAGACGCTAAAAGCCCTTAGATACGTTCTAGGGCTTTTATTTTTGGCTCACCTATTGCTACTAGCTGTATATGGAGAATAAAAATGATATATAAAACAGAAACAGGAGACTTGTTCGAGACAGATCCAGGTGTAGTTGTGTGTATAAACCCTAACAACAGCGTCACTCTACATCTAGGTAACGGAAATACTAACAACTATATAGATATAAGAGCCTTTGAGGATTCCCTCTTAAAAGGATATAATCTATTCGCTAAAAGATCCTTTAAAAAACTGCTAGGAGAATTAAGAATATGAAGAAATATAAGCTACAAGCCACTATAGGTACTAATCCCACTAAGGAAGTGGTGTTTGAAGGAACATCCAAAGGCATAAACGACATGTTAGACACCTTTAGAGAGTTTTTAATAGCCATGGGTCACGATATTCATGACGACGAGTATGTTGTGCTATTTGATACTGGTTTAGATGTAGATCCATTTAAGGAGGTTGAGTATGAGTAGATATGTCTTTGATCAAAGAGTGTATAGCATCGTGTCCAGCGAAGTTTTATCAGACGGAAGGATGTGTCATAGACTAGAGTCTATCAGCAGCCCTCTTTCAGTTATTCACAGATACGACGAGGAATTGGTTAGTTATGAATGGTCTAATGGAAATGGCGACAGCCCTACTCTAAACGACGGAGAGTTGGTTTACTACAAAAATGAGTGGTACACCTGGAAGAATACTAAGGACGATTGTGGCATACTTACAGATTTAGATGGACACAGATGTAGAGACAATGACTACGGTACTGTACATTATACAGAAGTCTATACAGAAGAAGAACTTAAAGAAGCTTACGACGAAGACTACGATGAGGGCAGGGAGAGGGCATTGAGGTACAATGATGGCAAGCCTAGGCCTAGTCTTATAGATCCAAACTTTATAATGGGTTTGGCAGAAGTACTAGAAATGGGAGCCCAGAAATATGGTGACTATAATTGGCAAAAAGGTATGAATCAAAAAGATATTATGGACTCGCTAATGCGGCATAGTCTGAAATATTTGTCAGGTAATATAGAAGACGAGGAAAGCGGATTGCACGAGATGTTGCATATTGCAGCCAACGCCATGTTTGTATACTACTTCGACACCCAGGAAGATTAATGGTAGATTTGGAGACACGGCACAGAATACTTAGAGACCCCTCCTATGGGGTTAATAATGTATACAATGGTAGATATACTAGAAGAGAGATATTGGAACAGCTCTTGAAGGGTTTTAGCTGTAGGGAAATTATGGAACAGTTTGGTCTACATAGGTCTAGCATGACTAGCCACATAGCCAGCCTTAAAAAGGCTACATCATCAAATTCTGTCCCCAGCATGTTAAGGAAAATGGTAATTAAACATAGAGGGTATTTATGACTAAAGAATGGAAACAAAGACAGATAAAGTTTTACTTAAAATGCTATAGCAGAATTGTAGTGTTTGGAAGTATGTCTAAAAAATCCATGTATAGACAGGTTAGGCTAGTTAATAGGGCTATTAGGGAAATTGGCAGATGTTAGGATAAATAGGGAGATATAAAATGAGTAAACTAGATAAGTACTTAAAAGAAATTAAAGAAAGGTGTGACGCTGCTACTGAAGGGCCTTGGGGCTATGAAAACAGGGTTGGATATGGCGACATAATAGACGAAGAAGGAGTAGGCATTGCAAATGAGGTTTTAGATACTGATGCTAGATTCATAACCCACGCAAGACAAGACGTTGAATCGCTTAGTAAGATGGTTAGGATATTGGACTATTACTATAAACCTGAAGAAACACGACCAGGACTGTTTGACGAGCTTGAATCCTTACTACCTGGAGAAGTAGAGTGACAGGTTGGATCGGCTCCGCCTGCCTATCTCTATGCGGTCTTCCTCTAGTTATAACGACTATAAGAGAAGGACACTGTAGGGGGGTAGATACTTACTTTATTTTGTTATGGTTTTTGGGAGAGGTATTATCTTTAATATACTCCCTAGATAAGGACGTACTTCCCTTACTATTTAATTACGGCTTTAATATAGTATTTATCACTATAGTTATATTCTACAAGATTACTGACCAAGGCGATTAGCTTTGGCAGCCTTCTCTATACCTCTACCAGCGCTAGTTATACCTAGAAAAGTAGACGCAAAGGTAAATAGCTCTGCAGAAATAGGGACATCGTAAGCCCAGTTAGCTATGCACTGTATAACAACTAGACCAACTAAAACCATAGAAGCAATAGGCCTCCAGGCCGCCTGATACCAGTTAGAAGACTGTGACTCAGCAATCATTACAGCTTTTCTAGCTTCTAGCGCCGCCAATTCTAATTCTATGAACTTTTCGTTTGCTTTTTGCTGTATACCAGCTAACTCGTTTTTTAACTGACCTTTTTCCTCGCCGCTTAAGTGTAGATCGTCTACAAGTTCTGCGGCAGGTTTAAATATAGAACTTATCCAATTAAATAATCCCATTAGTAAGGCCTTTTGTTAGTCTTTTTTCTATATTTCTTAGGTCGTCTAGTTGGCGCGTTTTCAAGGTCTGGTATAATTCCGCCCTGCCTAAGTTGGCTTATCATTTTTAATTTCTCGTCTGCAGTTATTAAAGGCTGGTCAGACACGCCTTTCTCTAGAGCTGCTTTATCCTTTTCGTCAAAAACTCTTCCATCCCAGCCCATACCGTCTTCCATTATCTCTTTTGCTGCAGGAGTCTTAGATACGATATCCATTATAGGGCCTATCTCTTCGTTCTTCAGAATAGCTTGATTGAGCTGCTCTAGCACCTTTGGAGCTTCTACTGAAAGTATTGCTCTTATATCAGATAGCTTGGCCATAGTGTCCTCTGTATTTCTTTTAAGAGGTCTTTTTAACAGCTCTGACGTAGCCAAGCCAGCATCTACTATAGGTCTTACATCAGATCCATCTTGGACAGCGTTAATTAGCCTGACAGATACCTGTTTCATAGCAGCACTGTCCATGTTAGACCCTGCCTCTGCTAGTCTTCCTAATCTAGATAAAGCAACTGTAGCAGAGTCCCCAGACCTGGCTATAGCCTGATCCACGTTAGATAGGTCATTTAGAAGGGATTGGGGGGTATTTTTTAGTGCTTTATAGAACCTTTTACCAGCATATCCCGTCATGAGTCCGGCAGGTAAGGCTCCTCCCGAAGCTCCTCCAAGAACTACGCCAGCCGGAACGGATGCAGCGGCTACGCCAGCCCCTACAAGACCTATTTCTTTCCTGATAGAGTCTACAGTTTCTTTAAGAGCTAAAGAGGTTGCTGATTTACCAGAATCTTCTAGCATTTCTTTTATTAGGGAGTCTTGGCCTTCCATAACAGAAGAGGCGTGACGTAGGACCCTGCTTTTCTTGTTTAGGTCTACGAATTTAGCCAGGCCTTCAGGGCCCATTTTATCTTCAACTATTTCGAACATTCCCTCTCGCAAGGTTCCTAGCACTTGTGAGCCTTTGCCTTGAGGTAAGGAGCCGTCTATATCTTGCATGTTTTTCAATACATTTCGTAATTCTGTTACACCTACTGTCTTAGGGCTTAGTCTGGTCATGAGTTCGCCAGTGTTAGGATTAATTTCTGTACCTTTTAAATTAAATACGGAAGATAGCCTAGTTTTGACTTTATTAACGGACATAAGAGCCTCTTCAGAGAGTCCCGTCACATCCATATTATCTAGCACAGAGTTAACTCTTTCGAAAAGAGACCGACTATCTGTTAAGCTCATACTAAGACCTACATCACCAGTTTCTCTAAGCTGTTTTTCAGATTTAGAAACAAAAGAAGATATATCTCCTAAAGAGTCCTTATAGGATTGTTTTATTACCCTGTCTGCAGCATTGAAGTCTGCTCCGGCTTTGGATATTTTTCCCGAGGAATCTTTTGTGGCTACTGAGGCTTTTGCCCCTATACCTGTATTAGACAGGATGTCTAGATATTCTTGCTCCTGGATAACCTGCCTGTCAAATGTATTGTCTACAGTTCTAGACGTTGTGGAAACAGCGTCCGGAGTTGCCCCGGATTTCCTGACGAAAAGATCGACCTCTTTTGCCACCTTCTCTAGTCCTCTGCCATACATTCTTTTTACTAATTTATTGTTAATTTCTGCGGACAATTTAACTGCCTGGTCAACTGGAGTAGAAAGTGCGCTCATAGCTAACTTAGATGCGGCTCTAACGCTCCCCTCTAGTACTTGTCCGAACTTGTTACCTACAGTGGTAAGCATTGCGGCAGTTCCGGCACTTTCAGCAAGATTTTCAAAGGTTTTTGAAGTCTCTTCGTCAAACTGTCTTACTGTTTCTAGGCCAGCTTCCAGTAAAGTGCCCCTAGCGCCTAAGCCTGCCGTAGGTGATAGGATTCTACCCATTACACTCGCTTTTGACGCTGCGTCAATTGCCTTAAGAACTTTAGGGCCTTTAGTAACAGCTTTTAGTAGAGCTCCGCCCATTAGAAATTGACCACCTTCGGAAACGCCTTTAGCTATATCTGCAGCCTTTATATTAATATCCCCAACAATAGGGGCGTTAAAGCTAACTATGTCTGCACTGTTCTCTCTTCTAGCGTTAGCTATGGCTCTATTCTCTTCAGCTTCCTCTTCTATAGAGTTTCCACTAATAAGGGAGCCTACAGCATCATTAAGGCTTTTAATCCCTGGTATTTGTTGTGCAGCGTCTATAACCAAGTCAGTTCCCTGGGAAAGTAAGCTCCTATCCTGCACAGAGGCCCTAGAATTTGCTACTTTCTGACCCTCGGGAACACTTCCGTCATCTGGCTCTGTTCCTAACATAAGTGACTGGGCTTCGTTATAAGAGGCCTTGTCCATTTTGTCTAGCTCTGATTTAAACTGTCCTGCAAATTCGTCGTCATTAGCTACCATTTCTTTAGTTGCCTGCATCTCTTCTGCACTAAGTCCTTTTAGATTTTTTAAAAATTCACTCATTATTATCTCCCAAAGAGCTTGCTTTTAACTGCGCTGTTTATGTCTTTCTTATTAGATTCTAATATATCCTGCCCAGTTTGTACATCTATATCTCCACTAGCTTTAGAGAAGGACTGTATTTTCCTGTCTTTTATAGTGTTTAATCTGCCTGTTTTGACTTCTTCTAAAATGTTTAGCATTTCTAAGAAATCTTTTTTATCTTCTCCAGTAAGGGGAGCTCCTGTGGATTGCTTTGCAACTAGTCTACCTACTTTGGATACCAAGTCTTGTTTTCCGCCGAATCTGCTTAGATCTGTTTCTGTCAAGGCTCCTACCTCACCAGATAATCTAGCTAGTGCACTCTGGGCAAGGCCTGGGGCCATAGGACTACCTGACTCTAACGCTCTTTTAGCAGGCTCTATCTTACCTAAAGCCTCTCTAATTACCCTAACTTCAGAGTCTTTTTCAAAAGAATCTATAAGTTTTATTCTATCTGCGTCAGATTGCTCTTCTACTCTGTTCTCGAAAGATTTTTGTCTAATTGCCGTGTTTTGTTCAGATATATTAGCTCTTCTGTCGCCTTGCTCCTGTAACCTGGCGCGGTTAACAGCTATATCAGTATTTTGGAACTCTATAGGGAGGGGTTGGCCGTCTTGCGTTACCACGTTGCCTGAAGAGTCAACTAGAGCTCTAGCTCCTGTCCTAGTGTCAAATATATCCTTAGCGAACTTACGATCCCCTCTTTGGTCCAGTTTTAGATCTACTTGTTGTTGTTGTACATCAGAAAAGGCCGCAGAATTGTCGACTCTGGCCTGGTCTAGTCTATTTTTATTTAGTTGCTGACCCAATTTATTGCCAGCTTCAAAACCTGCTGCACCTCCGCTAGATCCCTCTACAGCTGCTCCTACTGCAAGACCTATAGCAGAAGGGGCTAACTGTATCAGTGCGTCTTTAAATTGGGAAGAAAGGCCGCCCTTTTTCTTTTCTTTACCTTCTGAGGTAGTTGTTTTGGCTGCAACCTGCTCCACAGACTGGCCAGTTACTTGAGCTACTACTTCCCTTTTTTGCTCTACCGGAGTCTCTTGGACAGTCCTGGATATGGCTGCTTTTTGCTGCTTTTTTGTTGGTTTTGAAATCTTTAAGTCTCTACCAGGTGCTACGTTGGCTTCAGCCTCTCTTATCATAGCTATCTGCCTTTCTCTTTCCTTATCGAACTCAGCGCCTTCATCTACTACAGGTCCCTCGACGCTATACTTAGATGTTGCAGGCTGTAGTAAGTCTGTTAGTTTCTTTTTCTTAGACATTAGGTATGATTTCCTTTACAAAGCTAATGGTTTCCTGTGCTGTTTTATGTATTTTAAACCCATAACCTAAATGGGCTTTTATAGATAGTTCTGGGTTATTGGTAGTCAAGTCTACATATGAGTATATTTTAGTGCAAGCATTTGTAGGTAATAAATCCGTGTTCATTGCACATGGTTTCTCTACCGTACATTTCTTTTTGAAAACTTGCGTACATTTCCATTACTTTTTACCGCCTTCTTTTCCGGCTTCAGCTATTCTTTCGGCAGAAATTCCCTGCACTACTGCGCTTCTCTCGTTTGATCCTATCTGGGCTGATGCCAATTGAGATTGTAATAATATGTTTTTTTCTGCTGCTGCTTGGGATAAGTCGAACTCTGTTGTCTTAGTCTCAAAATTGGCTAAGTTAAGGACTCCTTGTTGCTCAGCCTGCTTGTCGGCCACAAATAGATCGGTCTCTAAGGCTCTTCTTGCGTTCAATCCCTGAGCTGCCAGCTCTACGTTTGCTTGGCCGGCGGCACCGCCCTTAACTCCAGATCTAGCTAAGCTAGAGCCCAAGCTACGCGAAGCAGATTGTTGCTGTCCCTGTATCTGTCTTATACCCTCTTCTCTGTTTGCCTGTTTAACTGCAGAGTCTACACCAGAAGCTTGCTCTTTTAGCATGGATCTAACGTCCTGCACTCCTGCATCGTCTTTAAGCCTACCTAGACCATCACCTAAGATCTCTTCACCGAGCTCTTTTCCAGCATCAAAGTCTTTTCTCATATTGGCTCTAGCATCTACAGCTGCGTTCTGTATTTTTTTACGGTCCATGGCTTGTTGCTCGGTTTTTTTCTGAGCCTCTGATTTTTCTTTTTCTAGTTGTATTTCTCTTAATTGGTTCTGATCAAAAAATGACATTATTACCTCGTTATTATTATGGTAGCTGTTATAGTATTATTACTTGTATTTTTTAGGTATAGTGCCTGCTGTGACCAGGGCTGGTCCCCGTCTACTATCTGTCCCGGATTGTCCTGTCTACCGATTATATAGTATTTAGGGATGTCTTTCAACCTATTTGTTATCTGAATTTCTTCGTTTGGCGGAAAAGTGACGGAAACCTCGAAAGACTGGAAATTATTGGTAAAATCTAAGTTTCTTAAACCATTTTCCAGCTCTTTTATGAGTTTATCTAGACTAGTTATTCTAGGTAGGGAGAATTTCATTATCTATTCCTCAGGAAAGTATCGTATATAGCGGCCACTTCGAACTCAAATCCCGATAGTAGTACGTTTTCGTACAGTTCACTGTTTTTAAGTACAGTTCTAAGGGATCTTGCCTTCTTAGGCAGTAGGCGAGTTCTTCTGGTTAAGCTCTTTATCTCTCCCCAAGGAGCCTGGCCCCAAGGAAAAGCTCCCCAGCCCGACCCGTCTTCAGAGAATGCTAATGAAGTTTTAGACACTATTTCGTCTATATAATCGTGGTTTGTCTCTATATCTATACTAAAGTCTGTAGACACGAAAGCTTGTAGTGGGGTGTCCAAACTATATAGTTTAAGTCGAACGAATTTCTTAGGTACACTAGGCTCACCTAAAGTCTCCCAATTGGCCTTGTATTCCCAGCGTATAGGGCTTACCTGGTCAGCGTAATCGAATCTAGTAAATGTTCTTAAGAACTGACTAGTGGACTTGTTAACTACGTTATTAGAGTCTAAGAAAGAACCACAAAACCAGACATCGTCCTGATCTTGGTTTATACCTGACGAAAAGTCTATGCCGGACCAAACTGTCCACTTAGCTGTCTGTACGTGGTATGCAAGTATACGAGAGTCTTGTTCTACATATCTTTCAGATCCTGAAGATGACATTTTTGGAAGAGAAAACAGTAATACCTCGTCATTTATCCAATAAAAGCCTACAGACCTCAAAGTAGTTATATCCCTTAATTCTGTCGTGAATATAGGTGTCAAAGGGTCCGACTCTAGTCTAACTCCTTCGTTATTTACAGAATAAATTCCTCTGCGACCTAAAAACCATATTCTGCCTCTAGACTCTACTAGAGTTGCGTTGGACAGGCAACCTATACCCTCATCTGATAAAGTGTCTACCTGAAATTGGCTTGTAGCCAGGTCCCCTGTAACTGCGGTTATGGAAGTAGGTTTAAATACGAATAGTATATTGTCTATAGATATGACGCCAGAATTTGGTCCTCCTGACCTGGTGGAAGTTTCGAAACTGTTAGATAAGGAGAATCCTTCTGGATAGATTACGTCGCTATAGTACACCCTATTAACGGCCTGAGGATCTCCAGTTAACACTATCTGACCTCTCCAGACGTCCACATATCTACATATAGGTAGCTGGTTTAACTCAAAGGGCGGTAGCGTGTAATCATTGACTAGATCCGAGTCTACAGCTGTATCGGAATATACCTGAGATGCATTTAGAGGGTCGTTAGTTATAGTATCTACTACGAAAAATAAGTTACCGTTGTCAGTTGTTCTTAATATAAGAATTTCTATAGTGCCGTCAGTGTCAAAACCGCTTCCATGTAATATATTTGGTACATTTATATCGGATACGTTAGATAGTTCTAGCTCGTTTGACGGAGTAGAAAATATAATATTATCCTTATTATCTGTGTGTTTATAGACTATCCTGTATCTATATGTGCCAGCCGTACCAGAACCTGAATCTTGAGTCAAATCAGCCGGCTTAGGTAAACCTGCCTTGTAGAATCTTAGTCCGTCATACTTAAATAGGCCTGAAACTCCATTAGTTACGTATAGTACGTCGTTTACTTGTACAGTATCGTTAAGCTCGAATCTATCTGTATTCCTGGTATCCCAATGGGCTTGTAAAGGGTTTGTAACGCCGGTAGGGTAACTAAGCTCCTCAGAGTAGCTAAATTCTAGATCGTAGGATCCCAAAAAACTTGTAGAGGCTGTAACATTTATATACGCAGAGTTTATACTAGAGGGACCTGTTACCGAAAAAGAGAAGGGGGAGGACATTGCCGATAGTGCCGTAGCTATGGAGGAGTCACTAATACCTACTCCAGATCCTAGAGGTATTCTTTGTGTGAGGTCGCCATCTTCTCTCAAATCTAGTACAAACTCTCCATCTAGAACATATACAGCAACGGAAGGGCTGTCAGTGCCTGAGTAAGATACTGTAACAGAACCTTTTTTAAGCTCTCTTACACCACTGTCAAAGACTAATCTAGACTGCGTATCCAGGCCAGTAGCTATATCTACCTCATTAAAAGTGACGGAACCTGCGCCCCCTACCGACTCGCTATGAATTTGACTGCCACGTCTTTTGGTTAGGGAGAGATTTTCTGAGATGGATACGTTTAGGGTATCTGTGGCCGTTGTGTCGTCTCTTAGGAGTTCTGGAGAGCGCAGATCTTGTCCGCCGAAGTTTCTAAAATGTTTTTTTAAGCTATATCCCATCCCAGTCCTCGTTGATGTTAGGGATATTTAATATATCGTCAGTAATTTGCGCATAGCTATCAACTATCTCTGATTGCATAGAGGCCACTACTTCCGCCTGAAGGTTTACCTCAGTGGAGCCATCTCTTTTAAAGACTATCATCTCGGCGTATGCTTGTATGTATCTTTCTATGGACTCGTCAAATTGCGAATGGGTAGAAGAGTACCTACCAGAAACAATAGTGTCTCCTACATCTATGGTCTCTCCTTCCTCAAAAGAGTGGTCAGGACTAATAGATATTAGACCGTCAGTTGTAGAGAGGTTAGTAAACCTTATATTAGCCATCTTTATATTTCCTAAAGAATCTACTACAGTCAAGAACTCGTCCCGATTCAATGAAGCTGTGTCGAATTCTTCTGTAAGAATATCCGCCGACAAGGACGTTATAGTTTTTGTAGAAGTGTCTAAGGTTACTGCAGAGACAACAGCTCTTTTAAGGTCTAATTTAGGCACTCTTTTTACATATGTAACCCTCATATTTCCAGTTACGGGCTGGGGTTGTATAATTAGCTTACCATTTTGTCGTATATATGTTTCAGGGTAACCTCTTCCTGTATACTCGTTGTTGGTAACGTAGTCTTGATGTAACTTATATTCCATAGATCCAGTGGCAGACTGTCGGTATTTAACGTCAGTCACCTTATTGCCTAGAAAACAGTTGTAAGGAAGGTCGTATGACTTAGATCCATCCACGACATATACTTTTTCAGAAGTAAAGACTTTAGGGCTTTTCTTTACTATCTCTGCCTGGAGCTTTTGCTGAGACTCATTAACTATACGTAAAAGTTCTCTGTCAGATATGCCTATAAAAGAAGATACGTCCTGATTCTCTGTGGCTTCTCTTATGTCTTGTAATATGTATTTTATATTTCTCATTATCTTACCAATGTTCTAGATAGGTTTTGAGACAAGTTCTGTAAAATGCTTTGGCTTATTTGGTTTCTGTTAGACTCTACTCCCATTTTCTGCTCTTCTGCCTTAGCATCAAGTTTTCTGTCTCTTTCCTGTCTTTTGGATCTTGCTGATAGGGCTCCTGCAAGACCTCCTACAACACCGCCCATAGCCGCTGCCCAGGGATTGCCTGTCTGAGCCCCTAGGGCAACTCCACTAGCCGCTCCAGATAGTGCTCCTCCTGTATCTGATTCCTCGCTAGCTCCAGATAGTTGTCTAACAGTATTAGCGCTTGCAGCTATTCCGGACGCGGAAGGGCCTGCTGAGTTTGCTTCCTGAAGAACAGGTGAGTTGAAGTCTAATTTCAATTTAGGAGTATATTGGCTCATTATATTTCCTTAAGTATGTAGTTAATTGTTACGCTATTAGCTCCCGAGATAGTTGGCTCGGAAGATGTGTCTATAGTTATCGAAGTCCCTGAAGAGCTGTCTAAGACAAATCCTAGATCGCTTCCTATAAAATCTTCTGTAAAAATAGATCCTAGGGAAGAGCTTCTAAATGATCCAGACTGTACCGAACCTGAATACTCTATTCTGTATTCCAGAATTTGGTGCTTATTGCCGTCTATTGGTATTAATGTAGATGTTCCTGGAGAAGTTATAGATATAGAGCCAGATCCAGTGATCTTTCTTACTGTCAAGGAATCTACATCCCCTGTAGAGATTGTGGCACTATCTGCTAAAACTGAGTCCGTATCTACCTGCTTTACTCTTGCTCCAAGCACTATTTCATCTTCTGTGTCTACTTTTAGAACGTCTATATCCCCAGTGCCCGCGGCGTCTCTGGACCTTAGGAATTGGTCGTTATCTAACCTTACTTTAACCTGGTTTATAGAATCGTCTAGAAAGGCAGAGCTACCTAATTGGGCTCCCTTTCCGTTAGCACTATGATCGTGCTCTACAACTTTTTGGAAGAAGTCGTCTTTGAGCTGGTCTGCCCAGTTAGTTGTTAGCTTGGTTGGTATAGATATTCTAAGCTGGTCTAATGTTCCTAATTGTATAAAAGCCATGGCGTTCCTTAAATGTTGCTGTCTATGTCAAAATGGCCATCTGGATATGTATACAGAGTGGCGTGGGTCGCACTAGTAGACCCTGTACCGAATAAAGTGTCTCCAGAGTTAAAAGAGCTTGTAGTTATGGTAACTGTCCCTGAGGTAGCTACTCTGGGAGGAGTATTTAAACTAAAGCTGCCCGTAACAGTTGCAGAATCGTCCATATAAACCTGTCCTATTGTACTTCCGTCATGCACTATATTTACGGACGCTGCACCAGATACAGATCTCAAAAAGGGAGTTAGTGTAACTGTAAACTGGGAGCCCTTCTTTACAGAGAAAGTAAAAACTGTAGAGTTAGTTGTTATATTTGTAGATAATATCTGTGTAGATGTCTTTATAGATCTAGGATTGTTACCAGTATCTCTGGTATTTCTAGTAGCTATGTTAACGTTGTCTATTTTTAAAATCATTTTTAGTCCTTAGTTAGAGGCGTCAAAGGTTAATATTACTAGCTTATAGTCGGTAGATGTACTATTTTGTGCCGTAAAAGACATGTTTACCGAGTAAATTCCTCCAGTTCCAAAAGTTGTAGCAGATCCTATGCTGCTTAGGTCGTTTACATCTATGCTAGAAGACCCGTCTATAGGGGCGTCAGACCCGTCTAAATTCTTTAAGGTAAACGGCTCTGTGCCACCTGCAGAGACATCTATAAGGCCTACAAGGACAAATGAATTTCTAGCTATAACTGTAAAGTTATCGGCCTCTTCTATGTCGAGATCAAAGGACACCTCTATTTTTTGACCTTTTTCGACATTATTGACTAATGAGAAAGGGTACTCTACGCTATCAAATTTATCTAGGCTATTTACTCCGTTAACCACGATAGAAGTACTTACAGTCTCTATCCTAAGGTCACCTTGCCCCGCTAACGGATCTGTTGTGTTTCTAGTCATAGTAGCTGTAGAGTTGCCGTCAGCAGCTGAAACAAGAGTCCAATTAGTTAGGTCGGAGTCTAATGTAGGGTTTTCTGTGGCTATTGTTTTTGGGGGTACAGCAGCATCTCCTACAGGCAGCCAGCTACCGCTAGAAAAAACATGTAAACCCACATCTCTAGCAGATCCATCTGAGTACTGTAACTGCCCCTCTACAGGGCTTGCTGGATCAGCAGAAACGGGCAAAAGAGCCACACCTTGTCTAAATTTTCTAACACTCATTACATTACTCTCCTAAATACTTCTATAGCTATTGTCATAAGTACCGCTATTCCTCCAAAATACCATTTAAAAGACTCTAATTTGTCTATTCTCCTAGATATTTCGCCTTTAACGGTTTCTATTAGCCTTTCATTGGCTTCTGTTCTTCTTATGTGTTCTTGTAAGATTACCTTGTTTTGGCCCTGAATGACCTTTAAATCTACGATGTCTGTTCCAATAAGTCTAACATCTTGACGCAATTCTTGCAATTCTTTTATTATTATGTCGTTATTTTTTTCCATAGGAAATCCTTCCCCCAATCCTTACCAGTAGGTAGAATATTCTAGCCAATATTCTCCATCCTTTATGGCTTCCTGCCTGTCTTAGAGAGTGCTCCCTAAACCTCTTATCTGCCTCTGATCTGCTATACTGCCTGCTAGCGTAGTCCATATCATGAATCTTACAGCTAGCGTTAAATTTACTAGATACAGCCTTCCTTAAGAAAGAAGGCATCCAGTATGGTCCGCAATAGTCTTTTCTGTCCTTTTTCATCAAATTCCCAGTAGCTGGTGCATTAAAAAACTTCTAACGCTATATCCATGCTCATCTATAGGTGACTCCAATATTCCGTATATAACAGGATTTGTTTCAGAAGTTATAGAGTTTTCAAGGTCGTCTGTATCATGTTTTATATAGGCTTCTATCTCAATATCGTACCACTTTAATAGTATATTCACATAGGGGGAGACTAGCGGGTTTATTTCAGCTAAAGCCTCTGCATAATCTATTCTTCCTTGCCTTATGTCCCTATTTACAGCCTTAAGCTTTTTGGGTGTGGCCTGCCTATCTAACTCCTTGTGTAGGAGTATTTCCCCAGATTCATCGTATATCTCTATATGTTGGGAGAAATCTAGAACCTTTTTATTGTCTTCGGAATAAACATAAGTGTAGTATACTTTTGCTACCACCTGGTCGTCTTTTTTATAAAGTCTGTAGTCTTTAGCTCCTCTACTGGTTTCCCAGGCTAGCCTGGTTAGTGGAAGATTCTTAAGAGGTATTTTATCTAGCTCTTCTAAAGAAAAATTTTCTAATATATTATAACTCATTATCCTATCCTAGTTATTGAAACGTCACCGTCGTATATAGTAGCTTCAGTGTTAGCTACGGAATTTCTAAATCTTAAAGTGAAAGTAACTGTACCGGCAGCAAAATTATCTAGTATTCTAAACCCTGCCTCACCTCTACGCTGATCAGTTCCACTGTTTACGGTTCCTGCAGCGTCAAGCCGGGTAACGTTTATGCCTGTTCCTGCAGAATCTTGCGGCTCTTCTCTGTGTATTAGGTGCGTAGTTCCTCTACTGTCTATAAGTTCTACAACTATATCAGAAGAAGTGCTGTTAAGTGACCATTGGTAGTTCCATTCTAGCTTGTATTTACCTACCTCTGGTATATTGGTAGCAAGATCTATGTAGGTCACGAAAGCTGTAGATTGAGATCCGCGTGCGCCTATCGATGAAGTGAAGTCACAAAAAGGAAACGGATGCGAGTGTAAGGTAGTCTCCGAACCATCGGTAAGTTCTTCTGCTTCTGCTGCTGTAATATCTGTATTAGGATCTTGTGACACAGTTTCTGTAAAAGTTGGCACAGCGTCTATTAGGGCTGAAAGGTCTACAGTGAATGTGCTAGAGTCATCTCTAGTGAAAGTTGCAATACCTAAGAGAGGTCTATTGTATCTGTTGTACCGTCTTCTTTGTTATATGTAAGTACATTAGAAGATATGGAAAGGCTAGTGACTGTCTCGGCGTTCTGGACTGCTGTAGATAAATCCGATATGGTAGATGCTAATTGCGTTCCCGAATGGTTAGATCTATTGCGGTTAGTAGAATCTCTTGCATCTAGTTGAGCTGTAGTTTCTGCACCTACTTGGGACGCTGTAACTCCATGAGGGTTATCCGAAGGAAGATTGTCGTGCCTAGTTTCTGTAAGGTACTGTAAGTGGTCGTCATCCCCTAAGCCAGTAAGAGATCCGTGATCCGTCGATCCTGGGGTAGACGTGCTAGGTACCCAATTAGAGCCGTCCCAAGATAGTACCTGGCCTATAGAAGGGGAACCTGCTGAAACATCTATAAGATCGTTAAGTATTGATGTGGAAAGAGCGCTAGATCTTATTCTAAACCATGCACATACGCGGGCATCCGAAAGGGTTCCAGATTCGGTGTTGGTCCTAAATCCTATACAATCCCCTTGGGAGAATTGCTGAGGGCTGGTAAGGACCTCAAAGTCTTTAAGTCCTGTAAATGCTTTTGTAGTGAAAGTATTGGAGTCGTTCCTGTTTATATCTATAGTTACCGTTCCTGAGCCTGCTTCTATATCCATAGAAACTGCGAAAAGCTCTGCAGCTAAAGGTAAAACTATGTTAATGTTTCCAGTAGCGCCGTTACCAAAAGACCATTGTCTGTTGTTATTGGATAACCCTCCACTTTCTTCTGCCCATATAGGGAATATAGTGTAGTCATTACTAGTTTCTGTAGGTATCCAATTAGATCCGTCCCAGGACAGTACGTCGTTTAGGTTAGGTGATTGAGAAGATGTGTCTACATCGGAATGAGTGTCTATGCTGTCATCTGCAGATACCTTAACAGTGTTTAAGTCTACTTGAGCCTGTAGCTCTATAAGATCAGATAAATCTTCGGGTATCTGAGTTACGTCTGATATAGCGTCCCCGTCTTGGTCAGTTGCCTGAAGGTTTCCTAAATCTATCTGTGCCTGTATAGCGGCTGAAACATTGGTTATATCTTCCTGGTCGTAAGAATCTAATAAGTTTAGGGTCTCGGGGTGAGTTAAAACGACGTCGTTATTGTCTCGCGCCCTTAGTCCGGCTATTGTTACCGTAGCCGAGTTTCCTGTAGTAATTAAAATCATCCTATTTTCTCCACTATAAGGTTACTTGCCTGTGTTATTGTCTCCACGTTATCTCCAAATATAAGCGTTCTTACGTCCACTACTGCGTTAGCAGCCAGGTTTACCGTAACCGTCTTATTTGCTGTGCCTTCTCCTGTAGCTACGTTACGATGGTAAGCATAAGCCCTGGAGCGCACTAGCTCTGTACCGTTTATATGGATAGCTGATCTACTATCCGCTCTATCGCCGTCTGTAGAATCTGCAGACACTGAGTAGGTTAGCTTGTACCTTCCGGCATCCGACACCTGTACTCCTCCTCCAGATTGGGAGTATCCTGTCTGTGCTGATTCTTCTGTGTTCATGTTTATAACTTGGTAAGTGCCGTTTAGGGAAGTAGTTCCTATTTGGTATACTTCATATATACTAAAGCTGTCTCCAAGTAAGGAGGAGAAGTCTACAGTGAATGTGCTAGAGTCATCTCTAGTGAAAGTTGCAATACCTGATCCACTGTATCTAAAGTGCCGTCTTCTTTAGTGTATTGCAGCACGTTGCCGGCTATTCCCAAACCAGTTACAGTCTCCGCTGCCTGCACTGCTGCTAAGAAATCTGAGATAGTAGAAGCTGTCTGAGTTCCTGTGTGGTTAGCTCTGTTAGTAGCATCCACATTAGGTACGTTGCCTAATCCTACTTGATTGGCGTTTACGTTATGAGGATTGTCGAAAGGCAGGGCATCATGACGAGCTTCTGTTAGATACTGCGTATGATCGTCATCTAGTAGGCCGGTTAGGGCCCCGTGATCTGAATCTCCGTAATCTATAATAGTAGCGGTAGAGTCTTCACTAGTATATGTAAAGGTACCGTTACCGTTATCTACAAGTGTTGTAGTAGTCTCTATTCCTGTGACATCTAGCACTGTTGTGCCTGTACCAGGCTTTTGGTAAGGTCCTACAACTGTGTAGGGATTTCCGTCCTGGTCTATGTCGAAAGTAGACTCAAGTTCCCCACACTCGTCATAGACGTAGTTTCTTATAAAGGGGGTACTAGAATTACCAGTATCGATAAATTCTATGCACTTAACTTTTACTTGGGGATTGTCGTCAGCTATAGCCATTATTTTTCCTGTTTATCTTTTTTGCTGTCTTCTTCTAGTTTTTGTATTAATAGAAATAGCCAGCTATATGATTGAGTGAGTTTGAAGGCATCTTGAATGCCCTCAACCTCGTGATTTTTAGTGCTTAGTATCTGCAGAATGTATTTTGCTTTATCTAAGTCGGTCATTTATGCTCCTTAAGCGCAGGCTAGCTCTATAAGTCTAACGTCAGCAGTACCACTATCAGTAATAGCATGAAGGGACACTGCATCAGAGAATTTAAACTCTGCACTAGCTCCTTTTGGTATTCTAGTACCATTAGCAGAAGTTACAGTGTTATCACAACCAATGTAAATAGCTCTAGACCCAAGGTTTTGTATATGTACAGTGGTTCTATCGGCCAAAGCTGTAGTGATAAGCGGAGCTGCAGTGTTTGTAACACTAGTGGCTGCGTGAGAACATCCATTGTTAGTCTCTACAACGTTTTGCTTGCCAGTAGGAGAGAAGTTTACGTTAATGGATCCGTCAGCGTTAATGGCTAGTTGATCTGTACCATCAGAAATAGCGATATTATCTGTTGCTGCCGTTAGATCTCTAATGTCGAGGTCTGTGGCCGTCACTGTAACACTCTCTAGAGCTGCTAAAGTAGCCGCATCTAGTGCAACTGTGCCAGAAACCGTAGCTGTAATGTCTTCTAATGCTGCTAACGAAGATGCGTCTAGGGCAACAGGGCCAGAGATAGATATACTAGATCCACTGACATCAACAGAATCTGTGGCGAATGTCAAGTCTCTGATATCTAGGTCGGTTGCCGTGACTACAGCATTTATGTTCTCTAGGGCGGCTAGTGTTGCTGCATCCAAAGCTACTACTGATCCGGAAGCGTCTACTTGGTCAGTAGCGAAGTCTAGATCTACAGTGGCGTTTAGAGCTCCTCCTGCGATATTTACATCTAGGGCTTGTACTCCTCCTCCTAGGTCCGAGCTTGTGACGGCATCTCCGCCAGCGCCCAGTAGGTAAGAACCTACAGTATCGCACTCGTCTGTATTCGCCGCTGTAGGGTCGAATATTAATTGGTCTTTATTTAGCATATATAATCTCCTTTATGTCCATGCTATTATTTCGATGGTCCCTGCTACATTAGATCTAAGATATATAGTTTTGTTAACAAGACAAACGTCCGATTCACAAAAGCTATTTCCCTTAGGAATAGTGGCATAGGTAGCCAAACTACTTTCGAAGGCGAATTCCACACGCCCTCTGTCTCTATGTCTAATAGAGAATTTTTTACAGTCTAGTGGTAAATCTACCATAAATACGGAGGACGCCACTGTTATATCTAAGTTAATTATTGTAGGGGTCTCTGAGCAATTTAGATCTCCCTGCAATTCCGCCAGAACCTGGCTTAGTAAGTCGTTTGCTACTACCTGGTTAGCTGCTGTAGAGTCTCCTCCAGTAAGGCTCATAGAGACATTATTAGGTGTAAGGAAAGCCGAAATAGCTAACTCACCTGCTGTTAAAGGTGTAGAAGACTCTAAGAAGAGTCTATCATATAACGTTATATCTATGGTAGTGTCTACAGTTCCTGTACCCACATACAGAGGTACCTTCTCTGTCTGCCCTACAAGTGATCCTTTTATTATGTAGTCACCTACAACATCCTTAGATATTACTCTAAGTATATTTTCCTCTTTTATGTCTGAAGGACATACTAGAGACTCTCCAGCCCCTCTCGGGCTATTTGTAAAATTGTATCCTACACTTAGGTAGGAACTGGATGTACCTTTATTTGACATTTAATCTACTAACTTTTAATGAAAACATAGACTCGTTTATTCCCGTTATATCCTGCCAGTTATCTAGCGATCTTAGGCTTTTTATCTTCAGAGTGACCTTTTGTCTGAATACGCCTTCTTCTATTTGGGATTCTAAAATTTTTGGAAAGGATGCTATTTTAAATTGAGATTTAACGGCCTCTATAACATCTTGTATGTCTATTTTGTGGTCTGCTTTTTTAATTTCTTCTTTGCCTAGCTTAATACTAGATTTCTTAACCTGAGGTGCCTTGCTTAGTATGTCCAATGTAAATATGTATTGTGGCATATGTCTCCTCAGTAAAATAAAGGCGGCCAAATTAATGGCCACCCTTAGCCGTTAGGCTATATTATGCAGGTACTGCAAGTCCAAACAAGATAGCTTGGAAGTGTGGGTTTACGTGGAATGCCACATAGCCACCATAACGAGCGCCGTAAGCGTCTGCGTTAGCTTCTCTCAAGAAAACTGTTCCATCTTCATCGAACCACTCAAATCCGCCTTCAGTACACTTAAGGTACATTTTAGCGTCGTTAAGGAAGTAGATTTCAGAAGCTGGTACGAATCTTGAAGGGATTACAGGGATTCTACCTTTAGCTGTCATGATTTCAATACCTTCGAAAGAGATCTGAGTCTTATACTTAGCTTCTCTAGCGGGAAGGTTATAAACTTTTTGATCTTCGTGAAGGTCAAGTAGAGCTTGATACTGTTCAAAAGAAGCAAGAGCCATTGTAGGCTTTTCTCCACAAGTCTTGATCAACTTGATCATTACATCATTAATTAGAGCAGTCGTTACAGGCTGTCCTGCAGCGTCTTTTTGAGTAGCTTTCCAACGTCTGCTAATAGCAACATTGTTATAAGTACCGGTAGTAGCTTTAAGGATACCTTGTAAACCAGATAGTTCTTGGTCCTTAGACTTCTGCATGTAGATGTCATCAGCAGCAGCAGGAGCTACAGAAGGCTGTCCAATTACGGAAATAGAAGACGCGTCAACATCTACTTCTACGATTTCTACAGCATCAGTGTCTGCGATATCAGTGTTAAGGTGTAAAAGGTCTCCCTCTTCGAATTGCTCCATTACAGTTGTAGTAGGTACAACGATAACATAAGGATCAACTTCAGTTCCGGTTCCTGTAACAGAATCGATAGAAGCTAAAAGACCAGATCCAGCAAGATCGCCTAGTGTAAGCATTCTTTCAAGGTTTCTGTTAAAAGCTCTAACAGCAGTTTTTACAGGGTATTTAGTGAAACGAACAAAAGAGCCTTTATCAGACTTAGCTAGTTTCATAGACTTTCTACCAACTGTAACTACAGCGTAAAGGTCTTTAGAAGTCATAACAACCTCTAAGTTTTGGTTTCTAGAACTCTGTCCCAATGAACCTGCTGAAACGCCGCCACCGATAGACTGCTCTACAGGCATGCGGAAAGTTCCGTCGCCTTCAAGATCGTTCTTTTTCATCACTCTAGCGTAGAGGATGTTATCTTCGTTAAATTGTTTATCAATATGCTTACCGTAGGTTCTTTTTAAAAGATTCTTTTCGGTACTTTGATCATATTTCCATGTACTCATAGTATTCTCCTAGTTTTACCAGCCATCGTCTCCGATATACTCCGAAAGATCGTACTCATTACTTTCTTCATCAGCATAGTCCGAGGACTTAGGCGATTTTGTTTTCTTACCAGCCTTTTTATTAAGGTTGGCTTCTAATTCTTGTTTTCTGTGGAGTTTAATACTGTCTTCAATCAGTTGTTTGATCTGACCGTCAGATAGTGTTGGATGCTCCAAAGCCACTTTTTTAAGTTCTGCGACAAATTCATCATTTATCTCGTTTTCATAGTCCCTTATGACACGTTGAACTTTTTGTGTAGTTTGGGTTTCAATCCTTAGTTGACTAGCTTTCTCAGCTACCATGTCGGGGGTAATTACTTCCTCTTTAGGTAGTGTAGAATCTAATTCCGTAAAGGCTAAATCCCATTCTTGCTCTGTAAGTTTATGAGCTTCCTTCAATCCATTAATAGTACTTTCCAGTTCCCTTTTTTGAGCTTGTTCAGCTTCTTGGGCTTGCCTTTGAGCATTACGCTTGGTATCCGACTCGTTTTTCTGAGCTAAATATTCATTCTCGGCTTTAAGTTTATGGTTAGTGAGTTCCTCAGCAGACATAACGCTTCTAGCTTGAATTTCAGGCATGAGGGAGGCTATTAGCTGCTCTTTTAGAACATGTCCAGGAAATCCTGCAAATTCTCCAAAGTAACCTAAGCCACCCAGAATGTTGCCGTCCTTGACTTTTTCTGCAAAACCTGCAATATAGCCTTCAACTTGCGACTTTTCAGCATAGAACTCTTTCTTCTCTTTGTCAAGCTCTCCTAGGCGTTTTTCTACCTGTTTTCCACCTGAGTAAGCATTTTTTAGCTCTTGCAGGCTTACCTTTACCTTTTCACCGTCCTGAGTGACTTCGTGAAGCTCCTCTTCAGGCTTTTCTTTTCTATCTTCCTTCTCGGGGCTGTCTTCTTTTTCTGCGGTATTTTCGCTAGGTTTTTCTTCTTCCTTAGGTTCTTTTTCAGATTCTTCGTCCATATATTCCTCTATGTCTGAATTATCTTCTTCCTCAGTAACTTCCTCCAGGTCGTCAGGTACCTCTACATCTCCCCAATCATCTGAATCAATTTCTTGAGTTACTTCTTCTATCTGCTCTTTTTGAGTGGTTCCTTCTTCATCTACCATCTTTTACCTACTTTTTTAAAGTTTTTAGAAACTTCCTCGTGCTCTAGCAATGTTCCTGACATAGTTTTTACTTTCTGCAACCTGTACTTAGACTGCAGGGTACTTATTACTATAAATACGTCATTGCTGCGAGTATCCTCTATCATATCCCCGGAGTTAAAACAGTAGTCAAAATTTGGCATAGTTTCCACTAACTCTTCATTTCCAGAATAGGAGATTCCCATAGGAACTCCGTCCATGTTTTTCTTAAAATCCTCATCAAAATCCGGTCCGAAATTATCTTTTTTTTGTCTCATCTTATTCCTCTCCCTGTCCTGGAATTGCTGTTGAAATTTGTTCGCCTCTATTTGCTTGTCCTTGTACTAATGCCTCTCTCTGTTCCCTTGACTGTGCTGCTTGAGCAGCTTCTTGGGCTAATCCAGGAGTTATAGGAAATAGTCTTAAGTTAGCTAACTCCGCACTGAATAGTGGGTTGCTTTTAGCTTTTTCTATCATAAGTTTCTCTGTCATGGCCAGATGGTCAAGGAAAGAAACATACACCTCGTTAGAAGACTCTTCCTTAAGAGCTCTAGATTGGAGAGCCGATACATGAGATTTCCAGTGCATTATGTGATCCTCGAATATCTCTGGAGCAGCTACAGGCTCTCCAGACATAAGATCTTCATTCTCAGAATCCGCTGATTCTACAGCTTGCGTTGCAAGTTTTACTGCTCTTTCTGTATTTCCTACGTCTAACAGCTGTTCCCATCTTTCTGGGCTAAACAATTGGGGATACCTTTGCATCATGTTAAGAAGTCTTTCTGTTTTAGCTGCCTTAGTTTCTGGGAAGCCGTCGCTAGAATCAAACTTGATGTCATAAGGCCTAGATAGTACTGCAGCATCAAAGTGTTTAATTAGAGGGGCGTTGTTTTTGCCTACTATTCTAACCATTCTTTCACCATCCATGTCATAGTTGTCTGCTGCTATGGAGAGTGTCTTTCTTGCTAAGGACTTTATAAGACCTGCATGCTTACTGATGTCGCTTGAAGCTCTTTCTGACTCCAATTCGTTTAAGAATTGTAGAGCAGAAGATGCAGTAATGCCTTTAGGGACTTCTCCTCGGGAGATCCCGTGAGATCCCATAACTACTTGTAACTCTTGTTTAATTCCCTCTCTGTGGGCGTATACTTCAGAAGGGTTTGGTGCTACTTGGAGTATTTGGGGAGGAACAGGACCAGAGTACTGCACTACAGTATTATCGTTACCTAATTGCTCTATCTGTCTAACAGAACCAGTTGGTAATACCCATTTAGATTGGGCTGTCATGTAAATATTTTTAGATATAAGTGTGGAAAGATCGTCGTACATTTTTTGTATAGGTAGGGCGTACTCTAGCTTAGATAGGCCGTTTAAATAGCCTGGTAGGTCTATGTCAGTTAGCCTCTCGAAGTTAAATCCGTCCATGCTGTGAGGGTAGTCAGATTCCTCTAGGACCATTCCCTCTACGAACTCTATCCTTTTGCCGTCTGGTACAGCTTCTGTGCGTTTATGCACAAATTCCCATACAGCTACATGGTCTTCCATAAACATGTCTTCCATGCTGTCTATATCAAATACAAAAGAGCCAACCTCAGAGTCTTCCGTAATGACTTGCTCGGCTTTTGGATATTTCGCCAAGATTTCATCTTTCGACTTGATGCAGTATCTTAAATAGTATTCAACGTCTTGTATGTCTTCTTTTCTTTGTAATAAAACTCTCCAAGGAAGTTCTAGGGTGTACTTGACGTCTCCTAGCCTTCTCTTAGCGTTTTTAGGTATCTCTATCCCCATTTCCTTAGCCTCTACGAAAGTAGGGTCCAGGTCTCCTATGTTTTCATCGTATTCTACAAATAAATAAGATTCTCCGAAGATTCTGGCTTGCCTGTGCATCTTTATTAGTTTGTAGTCCAGCTCTTGTTGGGCAAAAATTTGAGAGACTACTGCTTTAGATACCTTGGCTGCACCTCTGTCAGTGAACTCGTCATTAGCTGGCAAAACCTCCACCTCTGGCTTTAACCTGGTCATTTGACTAACCTTAGTCTCAATGATGTCGTTTATGTGTGGAACTCTAAACTTTCTAATTCTTTTGCGTCTTCGCAGCTCTGCGTCTCTATAGTCGTTGTTTAGAAGAGCGTCCCTAGAGTCCAGCCCCATATAAGCTTTTAAATGCCTACGCTGAGCGGCAGTCCTCTCGGAGGACTCGTCTAATAGAGCGTCTTTAAGTCTATTTAGCCATTCTAATTTGTCTTCTATCTTCTTCTTATCTACCTTAAAAAAGGCTTCTAAGGAGTCACCCTTTATATTCATTAAAAGCTCCTAAGTTGGCGGTCTTCTTCTTGAGTGGCTGCCCATGGCATTACCTCCTCAATTTCTTCCGCATATTCTTTATTTAGTTTGTTTAATGTGTTGCTCTCATCTGGCGTATTAGATACGCCGATATCGCTAGGCTTGGCGCCTACGTATTGTACAGAATGTGTACTCTTTTTAAAGGCCTGTGTCTCTGTATATGCAATTAAACCCGCTAAAAGGCCTATAATTGAAAAAACAAAACTACAAATACCTACTACTAATAGCATAATATCCATCATAAAATCTCCTTATATAACTCTATATAAAAAATGGTCAGGTGTCAAATTTGTAGCCACTTTAGCGGCCGGTTACTGGCAATATATTGCACTGCTTTACCAGTATAAAAAATTACAATACAAATGTATTAGATTCATTGACTTGGCATAGATTTTCCTATACTTTAAAAAGTCCAGTATAGGTGCTCTCTGGGCCACGGGGCCCAAGCCCCAAAGTTGCTCTCTAGAAGGAATAATTATGCCAACTAGAATCCATCCCAGTCATCTATGTCTATTAATCCGTTTTCTTCTGCTAAGTGACTGCCAAAACCCCTAAATCTACCTCTAGACCTTTCCTCTTCAGGTTCTGCTTGGGCCTGCAGGGCAGCTAATAGGCTATAATTAGCGAACGATAATCCGTATCTAAAGCAGTCTATAGTATGATCATTAATTTTAGGTATTTTTCCGGAGTTATCTTTAGCGTACTCGGTCATCTCTTTAGTGAAGTTGGTGCACCTGTTCGATATTAAGCACAGATCATGTAGCAATATGTCCTTTATAAGGGATAGCCCGTGTTCTTTCTTATTTACATTCTTGTTTGTAGGCATGTAAGACACTCTGTAGTGCGTGTTTATCTCTGTCATGGCCCATGCAGCAGCCTCGTCCATAACTTTGAACCAGTCGTGGTCTGAGAGCCTTATATAGGGGTTTAAATCTTTAGCTTTGCTGACCAGTTTCGGAAAAACTTTAGTTGTAGATGTTTCGGCCTGCTTAGTCTCATATAATTCGTCTAATATATATATTTTCTTAGTATAGGGGTTAATAGCCATAAATAATGAGGCGTAACATGTAGTAGTACCAGGATCCACCATATTGTACCATTCTAAATTACCTATATCCTTTCTTATCTCGTCCATTATCTCTTCGTGTGGTTTTACGTATTTGTCTTCCACAAACATAGGGAAGACGGCCCTAGAGCCTCCAGGAACAATCCTAGAATAGTACTCCCTTTGTACTACGTCTTCGTCGCCACGAGCTCTTAGGATAGCTATCTGCTGCTCTAATACTCTTTTTATATGTGGCTGGTTATTAATAGGGTTATCAAAAGTAGTGAAGGTATGAACGGCAGCCTCAGAAGGATTCTCAGTACAATATTTCAGCATGGCTTCGTACTGGTCTTTATTTCTATCTCCTATCTTCGGCTGCGTTCCAATTATCACCAAAGGCGCCGCTTTAGCAGCTCTGTTAGGGTCCATCTCTATGTGGAATTGGGGATGGAATCCCTTAAATTCATCGTAAACCACAAAATCTGGTGTTAGCCCGTTGGCTGCCATCCAGTTTTCAGATCCCATAACCTGTATGAAAGATCCGTTTTTAAGTCGGACCATAAGGTCCTTATTATTAGGACGTCCGTCAATATATTTAGCGGTGTCCTCTTTCATGTATTTCTGAAGCCTCTGGGTATCCCATATCAGCTTCTTTCCGTGCTCTCTTTCTGGTCCTACAAAGAAACATGCAGACCCCGGGTTTAGTAACGCGTGCCTCCATAGAGCATATAGAACTAGTTCCGTTTTACCAAACTTACGACCACACGGTAACATAATAATGTTCTTATTCTCCACGTATAGGGAGTTAAGGCCGGTTATCTGGCCCTCATGTAGTGAAAGATTCATGCCAATCTTAACCGCCTCTCCTCGAGGCTTATTTAGATCGGACATTATTCTGGCATATTCTTTTTTAGTCATTAGAGTTCAGGTAAGCCTCTAATATTGCCGCCTGTAGAAAAACCAGTGGAACAGTAATAGAGTATGTATGTAGGGCTACAGGCCCTGCGTAAAGCAGATTAACCAGTTCCCCTTGTTCATTAAATATAGGGCTACCCGAATTGCCTCCGTAAGACGTTGCAGAAGTAAAATTGCTCTCTACACATCTTAGTTCTTCATATGGAAATTCTCCGTAATTAATGCAGACTTCCTCTCCTAGAAGTATTACCATACCGTATCTAGGAACTAGGAAGTCTCCCCTAGGGTATCCCATTACTAATATTTTATCGAACATCTGTAGTTCTTTGTCTGCCAATCTTATTGGACTATCTTTTATATGGGAGGTCAATACGCAAATGTCGGCCATATTACTTTGGTGTAATATTTTTTCAATGTAGTTTCCTACTATAACATGTCCCTCTTCTATGGGCATGCCTTTGGCAGCATCACAACAATGGTTGTTAGTTATAGTAAGGGGAGTGCCTCTGTACTTCATTGACACAGACGAACAGAACCTCTCTCCTCTAGGCGTCTTTAGTGGCAGAGTATAGTCTTTGTACCTTTTAGGTAGAGTAGAATCGAAATCGGATGAAACTTCGGAAAGAATAGACAGGCCAGAGAAAAACAGCATAATAGCCGCTATCATTATTATAGTTAGTTTAATTATTCTGATCGTGGATCGTATCAGTGCTGTTAGCAAGTTTAGCATTCTCTTCCTTTTTGTTACTGTTAAAAGGATCAAGACTACCTAAGTCGGTAACATCTATATATTCCTCTTCTTCTTGTTCTTTAGTTTCAACGCCTACTAGTTTGTCCATTACCTGTAGGATCTTTGCGGCATCTAGCGCCTCTTTTGTAGAAGGCGGTTCTTTTCTTTTTCCTAAATACTCTAGAGCGCGACCTAATACCTTAAGTGTTTCTTTGGTAATTTTTCCCAGCTCCTGCCTTTTTTCGGCTCCTATGGCATTCATTAAGTCTGAGGATAGCTCCTCTCTCTCAGCTTTCCAATAGGTTCTCTCGTAGTGCTGAACAGCCCCTCTAGACATTCCGCACTCCCGTGCAATCATGCTTACAGAGTCAAAATTCATGTACATCTGACGGGCTATTTCTAGCTCCTCATCAGAGTACTTTCTTTTCCATTGTTTCATCTTAGCCATTTGATTCTTCGCTCTCTTCTGGCTGGAAGAACTCTAAGACTTCTGAATATACGTCTTTTAGCTCTTTAATCCTGTCTGTATTGACCATAGTAGTCTCGCCATCTTTGGCATTAAGGGCCGTTTCTAGCTCTCTTACAGCAATTTGAGAATTGTATACGATATTGACCAGGTCTCTAATCCAGGCCACATATTTCATGTTATCCTCTTTTAGTTTTTCTTGGCTTCTTTTTTGTAGTTTTTTTCCTAGATTCCCCATTTCTCTCCTTTATGGCTTCTCTAACCGTTTTGTGTATTAATTTACTAATTTCAATCATTTTTAAGTCAAAATGGGCGATCACTTCGCAGGCTACTTCCTCTAGATCGTCCGCCTCCAAATTATTTGTATAATCCAGAAAATTACTCTTAATAAATGCGTGCGCAACCTCGTGCTTAATCGTCTTAAGATCCGGGAATTGTTCAGAAAAATGTAAAGATAGGTCCACCAAGGACATGCAGGCCATAGAACCAGGCATAAACTTCTGGTATTGCTCCTTAGGCCATAAGAAAACCTTATACTCCATACCCCTCACATCGACTTTAAGCACTTCATAACTCGATTGCTCGGTTTTAATGGCCATATTTCCCCTTTACACACTAAGTGATTAGTAATTGATTGTATACAAGTATTGTGCCAAAGTCAATCAATAGCTTTATTTTATAGTTCGGTCACTACCGTTCCACTCACTATAAATAGGGCGAATTGTCGCCAGGATTGTCGCTACAGGCCTAAAATAATTGTAACGGGTCATAGGTGCCCCTAGAAAACAGGGGGCTCTACGGGCTTGTACGCTGTTAGTAGGGGGTGCGTTTAAAATTTTAAACGCGGGGGGTAAATAGCCTAAATCACTAAGTTTTTTCACAGTAGCAACTGGATATGAGGACGCTAACTAGTCCTTTATCATATTCTAATACCTAGAGGGGGGGGTCTTTTTTAAAGGGGGCCTCATGTAAAGGTATGAATCTTGTATATGCAGTTATCATGCCTAGATATAGCCCTAAAAGCCTATGAATGCAGGGTTCTCGCGCATAACTCTAGTTAGATTATGATTAACACCCGCTTACACGATAGCTTTAAACTATCAAGTTGATATTAAAAGTTGGCATGTGATTGGCCACCTATCTAAATAGTATTTACACCAACGTTACATCTAATAGTTGGCATTACTCTTGCATATCTCCTTTGAAGCTGGCATCGTTCATTATTTTGGCATAGAAGTTGCGCACCTAACTTGAAAGTATCAGGTTACTTCCAGAAGGCTCAACCTTTAATGTTATGTTATATAGTCTGGCAACATCATAAAAAGTAGACAAATCCTTCTTAGTTCCTTTAACCATACATAAAATAACTGTACTACCTTCAGATATAGACTTAATAGTCATGTGTATATTAATATAATACTTTCCGCTATGTCTACCTCTTGGTGAATATGTTTTGAATGTTTCGTCCATTATAGTTCTCCTTTATTAAGTCTGGCTACCCATCTCAACCTACCTTTTAGTCTGTTAATAGTGTACTTTGTTCTTAGCTTTGCTAGAAAGCATAAGTGTCTTTCTATACTCTCTCCTGTCTCAACGTGATAAACTTTGACAGTTATAATGTTTTCAGAAAACATATTAATACGCACGTTCACTTTAAACTCTTCTTCATTCATTGCTTCGCTCCTTTTTTAATATTAATTCTAACACTTCTTTTAGGTCACTATGTGCAGTAACTCCTCCTTCAGAATCAGGGAAATAGTGCTTAGTGCCCTTATCGTTCATAACCATTACCTCACAGTCTCTGCTCTCATAAAAACCGTCATAATCCGGCTTATCATAGTTCTCACAATAATTGTTTCTTCCAAATTGTAGAGAGAACACTACTCCGCATGAAGTAGTTATTCTTAGTCCTGTATTATTATTTATTTGTATTTTCATGCTACTCTCCTTTATAAAAAGTATACTTTGTATATTGCCATTAAATTTATAATCGCCATTAGTGCAATAATATAGTTAGTTTGCATTGACACAGTTTTCTTTAGTTTTTCTATTTCTTCTTGCTTATTCATAATGGTTCATTATCTCCTCTTCTGTTATATACTAATAAGGATCGACCTCATTGTCTGAATCCTGTTATCGTTAAAAGTGATAATAGTATTAAATGTTTCATTATAAGGCCCCTTTATCTTCTAAACAGCTAAATTTGTCTTCAAAGGTATTAAACCCATTTGCTTCTGAACAGTACTCGTATATTTTGCTCAAAGCAGAGTAATCTGTACGAGGTCCTTTAATGTATAGACCTGTTACTGAAAAGGCTATTAATATTAAATATAGTTTAAATAGTTTCATAGTCACACTCCCTGCTAGATTAGTAGCAAGTAACATACCAGGCGTATTGGTTGTAGGATTGAGTTGAGGGCTGGATAGATGTAGAACTTATTGACGTTGACTAGAATATGTACAATATTCTAACCCTGTATGGGCTAGAAGTTAATAAGTTGGTAGGCCTCTTGCTGCTACTCTTATCTTGCCTTCAATAGAAGTGTTTACTTCTTTATTCACTTGTACCTCCATAAATTATTGTACATAGTTAGTCGTGTTGGCCACATCTCCCAGTCTCTCTCAACCTTATCTCTATGGCAATATGTCTTCACTATACTACCATGAACGCCTATAACGGTCACTTTACTGCCTGTATAGGTGTAAAATACGTCTCCATGGCGCGGATATGGCAACACTTTATCTTTTGGTACTCTTTTCATCCAATTAGTCATATATCTCCTTATTGTATTTATTTAAGTGCTCTAAGGCTTTGTCAAAGGCCTGGTCGCGCTCCTCTTTACTATTAAAACGCACTATTACCTGATTACCGCTCTCTAGCATTACTTGGACATGGTATGACATGTATCCTGCAGCTATTAGGTATTTAGAGCCCTTGGATATAACGTCTACTTTTTGCTCACTTACGTGATGGTCTTTTATTTTAATCATTGCTACTCCAATAGAGTTTGTTGTTGAAATCATGACGCAGTTCTACTACCTCGTCACCTTTGCGGTTAATCTTTAGTATTATTTTACCATGCATCTGGCCATGGCGTGCAGATTGTTTAGAGAAGTAGCCCACTTTTTCCTCTATTTCGTCAAATGCTAGGCCGGTATCTTCCATAGCCCTGCCAACATTAGCAGGATTTTTAAATAGGTAAAGGCAGCCGCTTTTCTTGTGTACTGCTACACGGCTACAGCCTATAGAGTGATAGTGTCCGTCTCTAAGCATTACTGTAGAGGGGGTCATCGCGCATTCTCTGGGTTATTTAGTACTTGTGTGAGAATTTCTAGCGCATCAGATTTGAGTAGGTCAATTAACTTCAGTAATTCAATGCGTCTAAAGTCATTGGTTGGATCGCTTAGCTCAAGGCGTTGTAGCTCTGCTCTGACCTGGCTAATAGCAACTATTGTCTGTTCTGCTTTGCTTTGTTGTTGCTTTCTCATTAGTACACCTCGTCTGTTACGTAGTCTTCGATAACTGTCTGTAGTAGCTCTGACACGTGGTACAATTTAACTACTTTATTTGGTAGATATAGGTTAGAATCTAGCTCCACGATGTCATCGTAGCAGTCATAGCTGATGGACATAGGTACACCACACTTTTCTAGCTCTACTGTGCCGAAGCTACGGTTATGGGTAATGAACTCTCTGTAGTGGTTTGTTACTTTAAACATTGTATTTCTCCTTCTTATACTTATATATCGGTTTAGTTGCTAAAAACTTTAGCTTTAATATTAATAAAAGTGAATTAAATAGTGTTAGGCCTGTGAAGAGGGCTACTATTACTAGGATGATTGCTAATATTTCCATGTTTACTCCTTATATTAAGGGATATGCACATACGATGCCGTTTGTTTTGGTATTATGTTGTATCTGAGTGTATAGGTTTTTTACATTGGCCAGAAGTTAGTCGCAATAGTTCTTTACAGAGTCGTACCAGGCCTGTATGGCAGGGCAAATGGGTTCTATAGGTG